AACTTGCTGGGGTATCGAAGTCTGTGCAGCCAATCGTTAAAGACGATCCGATTGGCACTGACGGTTCGGCGCAGTTAGTCGTATACGCCCCAAGTTTTAAGCAGGAAAACCATTACGAGACTGTGCGCGTAGAGCGTTCCCCGGTTGGTATCTAACTCGATAAGATTCCTACTGTGAGACTTTTAGGCGGGAAGCGAGCGCAGGGGCAAGACAACCAGAACGACGCTGATCTAGTCCCGACTTTAACCGGGCGCAAGTTTGCAGTTCGGCATCCCGATAACGAGATTGCCACAATGATACCGAGTTCAGTTGCATTAGGTGTCCTCACACCTATACTGCTTGACGCCATCACTGGCGCCTTCCACGTTTTCTCTGTGCCTTCAGCAATCAAGAACCACACGTTCTACATTCGCGGTAACGGCCCTATCACGGCTGGTTCCATCCAGATTAGAACTGCTAGCTCCCCGCTATACACTGGCCAGTTTGCTCCCTATGGCAATCCAGTTCCTATCGCGGCGAACGCCGAACGTGTAGTAAACATTCCTTGGGCGCTGTTCCACGCTATCAGAGTTGAAGTTGCTGATGGCATATTCGGCGGAACCGTGTCGGTCTACTATAAAGGAGACTAGATGGCACTAGCTCCTATGGTAATCGACGGCGTCCCAGAATCCGATGGTGATGTTGGCCCGCCTGGACCCCGTGGACCTGCTGGTCCTCAAGGACAGACTGGACCAATAGGACCATTTGGGCCTCCCGGTCCTACTGGCAATCCCGGTCCCCAAGGTATACAAGGCGTTCCTGGCCCAGTCGGCCCTGACGGGCCACAAGGTAATACTGGCACACAAGGTCCGCAAGGTATAGAAGGTCCGCCCGGAGCAGGTGTACAGATTAAAGGAACTGTCCCCGGCTCGGGATCTTTACCGCCTACCGGACAACCCGGCGATGCTTGGATTGCAGCAGACTCCGGACATATGTGGGTCTGGGACTCACAAACAAATTCATGGTTAGACATCGGTAAAGTTCAAGGCCCGGTAGGTCCACAAGGCCCGCAGGGAATTCCTGGCAATACCGGTCCTACTGGTCCAGCAGGCCAAACTGGCCCTGCGGGGCAAGACGGCATAGACGGGACTAATGGTGCTCAGGGTCTTCCAGGTCCGCAGGGCATTAAGGGCGATAAGGGTGACAAGGGCGATAAAGGTGATACTGGTTTAACCGGGCCTAAAGGTGATACCGGCACTCCAGGTCAGGACGGCGCAGATGCGGGACTTCCTCATGCGGAAACGCATGTGCCTGGAGGATCTGACGTATTACCGAATAGCGTTTGGTCAAACATCGCTAATATCTTCACCAAGTCATTCGCAGTATTCTCACACGCAATCCAGATTAAAGCTCAACTTCCATTAATGTCGTTCTTGGAAACAGCTGCGGCTGCTAACAAACGATTATGGATGTTATATGCTAACGCTGGGAAATTCACAATTCAACCAACGAATGATGATGAGCTTGGTGGTAGTGGATCAGTTACCATTGATAGGGATGCCAAAGTTACATCGGTTGGTATACGCCCTGAGTTAGCATTACTACCAACTGGTGGAACTATCAAAGCCAGATATGGAACTGCTCTCAATGGTCGTGTAGACATCACTACAAATCTTTTTTTTGACGGAACTAATTGGATGCGTGATGACGTAGCCAATAATTCCGGCTTACTGACTTTGTTTAATACCGGGGGCATGGGCTTCTGGGACGTCAAAGCAGGCGCTAATCCTGCTACAGGATTATTAAACAGATTTGCCGTTGATGGTGCTACTGGCATAACGACGTTCAATAATAACTTCAACGTTGTTGGCGGCAACCTTCGATTAACGAACGGCCCGATACCACGATTCCAGATATTCAATTCTGGTAACATTGCTGATAAGCGCATATGGGAAATACTTGTCCACACTGAAGGTTTAGGTGGTGATCTGTATTTCCAAGCAGTCGATGATGCGGTAACGACTGCCCAAGGATACATGACCCTTAGTCGAACAGGTGTTCTTTCTGTTCCGACTGGCTTAGGTGCTACCCCGCTTAATGCTACGAATTTAACCCAAGGTAACGTTCCAGACGCTAGGCTATCTACGAACGTAGCATTAAGAAATACCCCCAATACATTTACCGGGGGTGAGCACGTTTTTCAAGGCTCTGGCACCGGTGGAATCGTATTGCAGGAATTAACCAATGCGGCTAGTTTCCGTATAATCAGCTACGCCAATGCGTTTCATGTCTATGAAAACAATGTTGGCTCGCTGTTCACGGTTGATCGTAGTGGCAATGCTTATACTCATGGTGCTCTTGTAGCTCCGGGTGGATTAAGCACTACACCGTTAAACGCAAGTCAGTTAACTTCTGGTGTAGTTCCCAACGCAGCAATACCTGCAAACATTCCACGCCTAGAAGTTGGGAATGTATTTACGGCGCAACAATATATTTTTGGTACTAATCCTAGCCTATATCTGTATGATGGTAGCAAGCCTGCCAATTTACGGATGTGGCGGATAATGAACCAAAATCAGAATCTCATCTTCTATAAGCAAGATGATGGTGAGAGCGGTCACTTTGCAGCATTTCAATTAGATCGCTATGGTAATGCCTTTGTAGCTGGCGCCTCCTTTACTACTGGTTATTCAACAGTAACTGGCCAACCAATTGGCATTGTAAGACGAGATGGCGTTCAAGCTGTTGCTGCTGGCGTTGCCGCGATGCCCGCATGGAATTTTCTTGAATTAAATACTGGCGCGATGTGGAATGGTAGTGGCTGGACAATTGCAGTAGCTGGTAACTATCTAATTACCGCTGAGGTGCAGTGGGGACTTAATGAATACGGTGCTAGGTATGTCCGTATTACTTCTAGTGTGCCAGGACGTGGCACCGTTGCCCCGGTGCAAGTGCCAGCGGAACGTTATCAGCCAACAGCCTTAGTCACAACTGCTGTATTACGTATGGCCGTAGGTGATTATGTGCAAATGCATACAGTTCATTATGCGAACACTACGATAAACATTGAAACGGCAACGTTCCGCATTGTGAAACTTTCTTAAGGATTTTCAAACATGCCACCAATGTCATTGCAGCCAGGCGTCTTAGTTCAGGTCTTACAGGATAAGACTACCGGCTCAATTGTCTTAGCCCTGCCCGCCACAATTAAACACCACGCAATTTATATACGTGGTGTCGGAGCTATCTCAGCAGGCGCCGTGCAGCTAGGAACCAGCTCGGCGAACGGCTACAGCGGAACCTTTGCGCCTATCGGAACCCCGGTTACGGTTCCTGCTAATGGCGAGACTGTTGTGAACATTGGGCCAGCGGTTCTGAACTGCTTAAAGTTCTCGTTCTCCACGCCAGTAGCGGGCGGTGTAGCTAGCATCTACTACTTCGGCGGGTGATGCTATGGTTATATTAATTAACGGCGTTCCCTCCGGCGGCGGTGCTTCATTGCCTACCGCACCATTAGGTCAAGTCCTAATTAGTCAGGGTGATGGAGTTCCGCCGATTTTTAGTCCTTATGTGGATGTCCTTAGCGTAAATGGCACATGGGCTATTAGAGCAAACGAAGGAAAAATCTGGGGTATGGGATTCACCTTTAACAGGCAGATACGCTTCCAAGATCTTGGCCCAGAGAATCTTGGTGAGTTGATGAATGTTATGGACGCCACAGTAAATACTGTAGGTGCTGTAATTGCTGGCGGTGGAACATTCAATGTTCTCGCTCGCTGGAATGGAACTAACTGGAAAGTCGTAGCGGGCTAACCAATGGTAATCCTTATCAACGGTATGCCGGCTCCTGGCTCAAGTGGCGGAGCCCCCGCTGGTGAAACAAAGTTATGGCTTCCTACCATTGCGGGTGGCGGTGGTGGGGGGACTAGCACTTATTGGACCCAGTTTGGCATTGCCTGCAAGCAAGATAAGGTTGTTACTGCCTGGCTTGAGATCAATGTAGACGTGCTTGGTGAACTCCTAGGATTTTTCGTATGGATAGCCGGGCTTCCGTGGCCGATATCTAGCCTACATGGATTTCACGCATCATCGAATAAACTAGGGCAAGTTAACGGATTAGATACTACATTTACGGAAGTTGGCATATTGGCCTACTCTCCTGATGTAGACAAACTCAGATTAGTGGGCAGATCGTCTAGTGGAACTACGGGCTATCTACCACCGGCGGCCCTCATCCCAAATCTCAATGGGATTACATTCCAGGGCTATATTAGTTACTTGACGGACTGATCGTGAATCCTAAAGAACGACGGGACATTGCGAGACAGGGAGCTAATGAACTTCATGCTCAAGGTGGCCCGCGAACTAAATTTAATGCCATCTCGGCGCGGCAAGCAGTAAACCTTCGCTGGGGTAGGTGGAAGCAAGAACAAGATGGACCCAAAGATCTGGAAACCACACAAGCGGCAGGAAGAATTCCTCCAGATCCCGATTAATATCTTTGAAGCTTTTTTCGGTGGTGCGGCAGGGCCAGGTAAAACTGAAGCCCTGATGATGTTGCCAATCGCGTATGGGTTCTACAAGCATCCGAACTTCAAAGGTATTCTGCTTCGTAGAACTCATACCGATCTTGAAAAGGAAATCATTCTACGCTCCCAGGAGTATTACCCACTAACGGGTGGGAAATACAACGAGCAGAAAAAACGCTGGCGCTGGCCCTCCGGGGCGGTAATGCAGTTCGGTTACGCGCAATACGAGAAGGACATTAGGAACTACGACTCGGCGGAATACAACTACATTGCATTCGATGAGCTAACACATTTCACCGAATTTCAATACATGTATTTGGCCTTTAGCCGAGGCCGGTCAAGTGATCCTGATCTTCCTAGTATTGTTCGTAGTGCTTCTAATCCTGGTAATATTGGTCACGGTTGGGTCCGCAAACGATTTATTGAGCCTGCTAAAGAAGGTCGAAAGATTCTTGAGGAAGAAGTAACAGATATCACCGGCAAGAAGACCATTAACAAACGGATCTTCATACCGGCATCAGCTACCGATAATCCGACGCTCCTGAAGAACGACCCAGGGTATCTCGCACGAATGGAGATGCTTCCTGAGGCGGAACGCCGAAGTAAGATCTACGGTGATTGGTGGCTCTTTAGTGGCCAGGTATTCGATGAATTTAGAACTGAAAGAATTCCGAATGAACCGGATAATGCGCTGCACGTCATTGATATTAAACCTCATGAGATACCCATTTGGTATCCCCGGTTATACCATTTAGACTGGGGAACCCAAGCTGCATCGGCTGGCTACTGGGGAGCAGTTACCCCGGACGCCCGGTTAATTGTATACAGGGAATACAACGAGAAAGGTAAGCGGGTTTCCGATTGGGCGAACGACTTCCGGGAACTTTCTCACGGCGAGAACATACAGCAAGTCGGCTTATGTCATTCGGCATTTCAAGATCACGGTAACGAATACACGCTAGCTCAGCAATTCGAGAAGTTCTCAGGGCACGTTCCGGTTTCATCCGGGCGTGATCGTATAGGAGGTAAGATGCTCCTGCACGAATTCCTGAGGTGGAGAAAGATCGACCGCTCACCGTTATTGAAGGAAGCATTCGATACGGCAGTTGCAGACAGACTATTCCGGTTGTATGGCAAAGAACGTTACGATTCATACTGCAATTTATTCTTGCCACCGCCACCGGAACTGAACTTGCCACGATTGTTAATTTGTAAGGATACCTGTCCTAAGCTCGTAAACACGATTCCGTTATGCGTCTATGACGATAAGAATCCTGAGGACGTAGCTGAGTTTTCTGGTGACGATCCTTACGACTCCATTCGTGGTTTAATACGGATGGTCGATAGATATGCTAGTGAATCATCAAACAAAGCAGCGGAACTGGCTAAGACCGCTACAATCCTTTCTGATCTCGACAGGACAAAAGATCAGACCACTTTTTACCGGCGTATGGCAGTATTGGAATCGGCTCAGAATACTGGCTTTGGAGTTCGTCGTCACTCTGCTCGGGGGAATCGAATGCAGAGAATGCGTCATTAAAGAGCTCGAGATTTCACGAGCCAATGAGCGCACAGCACACGCCGGCGAAAAGTCTTTAAACTGGCAGAAACTATGGCGCGAAGAGCAGGAACGTTCGTCAGACTTACAGGCTAAGATTGACGAAATATCCGGCGTAGCCGGACGGGCTAATCAGCAGAACGGTCCACAAGTCGAGCTAAAGCCTATAGGCGGTTTTCAATCTTTACGATCGAGAACTAACCAGGCCACAAAACTTTCGTTAGAGAAACGAAACCGAGCTAGAGAAGAACAAAGCTAACGAGGACGAGGACATTATGGCACTTCAAAGATACGGTGGAGTTGGACAAGGCTTGATGGGAGCTACTGCTCCAACAGTTGCCAGTAATCCTACGCCTGTTACACCAGGCACAGCGACTGCGGTAGCTTCAAATGCTACTGCACCAACCTCTGGTGTCGATGATCGCCTTAATAATGCTCAGCGTCCTCGTGGGCTTACTCCTGAACAGGGGCATCAGGCGGATATTGAGCGGCGTAAGAAACAGCAGCAGACAATGGCGCCAGCAGCACCGTTAGCTGGTGCTGGACCTGCTAACGCTAACGCATTATCTACTCCATTGCTTAATCAGGCGATGGCTAACAGCACTACGCTACAGGGACTAACGCAGCAGGCCACTAGTCGGTTTAGTCCTATGGCTACTCCGCAGGCACAGGCTAACGCGAATAGTGTTGCCCCGCAGTCTCAAGGACAGTCTCAAGGGCAGCAAGCTCCCGTATACCAACAGCAGCGTCAGTATCGTGATGTAAATCTGGACAATCCTGAAGGTAATCCTGATCGCCCATATGACCAGGGTCATAGTGGCGGAACTCGTGGATACCTTGAAGGTGTAGGACAGACTATTGCTCCAGGCCGTAGTATCACGCCTGCATTAGCACAGCAGCAGATCTTACAGGCTATCAATCAGGGCGTTGATCCGGGATACATCCAGGATTTCTTAGCGCGTAATCCTGGTGACACTAACCGCATTATCGAGGGTTACAACAGCGAACGGCGTAATACTCGCGGCGGTTCCTGGCAGGATTATGATTTGCCTTCAGCGGACGAAGCCAGAAATTACTTTGGTGAATAGCCATGAATACTGATCCTAAGATTCTTGCTGGCGCAGTTCCTCCGAGGACAAGTATGTCAACGGAGAAAGAACGTGTAATTGCTCGCCCGAAGGGTGGCAAATCGAACTTCGCCGTTAACAAAAAGAAACTGTTGCCGGGTTTCTTCGGAAAGAAATAATGGGACCAGGATTCGGCTTACCACCAGAACAAGAACCGCCCGTATCCGAACAAGGGCAGTTATTTCCGGCTGATGAATTAGACCTTGAACTCAGTAATTGGGTTGAGGCTGATCCAGAATTCCGCACTGATGTGGAAGTTATTCCATCGGTGCCGAATCTGCGCCCAGACTTAGAAATCGGTGAAATGCCAGGCGGCCAAGAACAGGCCGCCGAAGAAGGTGCGGAGGAAGAAGGATCAGTAGACGAATTAACCGGGATTCCGAAGGATATCATTGACTCGATACTGACCTGCACGAAATACTACGAGGACGAAGACAAAGAAGCTAGAGAGCAGATGAACGCTTTCTATCGTAAAGCGGAACTATACTGGCAGGGACTCCAGCGGATTTTCTATGACTTTCAGGCTACCGACTGGAAACGTCTTGACAATCAGGACGAGTATGATCCGGATATGTATGACAAGATTATCAACATATACCGTGCTCATGGTGAGTCTCTCATTAGTGCCCTGTCAGTTAAGCTACCCAATACGATCTTTTACCCGGATGACGCTGACGTAGCCGAAGACATCGAAACTGCTAAGGCATATTCGAAGATTCAGGAACTGATTCAGAAGCACAATGATGGAATTCTAATTTTCATTCGTGCTTTGTTCTACCTCTACAACCACGGGATCGCCTTCGCACACATTTATAACCGGGCTAGTCAGGAATACGGAACCGTCGAAGTCCCGCAATATGCGGAAATGCCAACAACGGTCAGAACACACACCGCTGTATGCCCGCAGTGTCAGGGAGCTATAGATCAGCGCGAAACCTTAGACGATCCTATGCCTCCAGATTTTGGTGAAGCACTGGCTTGCCCGAATTGTGGCACGGTTGCTCCACCGAACGTTCAAAGCGAAGAAGAACAAGTCCCTAAGATTCAGGAATATACCCAGGAAGCTAAGTCACGGACGTGCATTGAGGTATTCGGTCCTCTGTATGTCCACGTAGCGTTATACGCTCGTAAGCCCAAAGATACGCCGTATCTGCGCCAGAAGTTTGAGCAGCACAAATCTTTGCTGATGAATCTGTTTCCCAAGGCAGCAGATTCCATCGGCGGAATCTCTAGCAAAGATTTCACGGAACGGCAGTATCGAACTTTCGCAGGTTCGCGTGAAGAACTCCGCAATAACCTGCTTACCGTGAATTGCCAGTGGCTGCGTCCGTGGGCGTTCGATGCCCCGCTAAAGAATAGCGAAGACAAGATTGCTGCGATGAAGCAGCGGTTCCCTAAGGGCTGCTACGCTACAATCATTAATGATCGCGTAGTCGATGTGCGTGACGAAGATCTGGATGCGCATTGGGAAATTACCCAGCATCCTACTAGCATACACCTTCACGCAGATCCTATGGGTAAGCCCCTGATTCCTATTCAGGAATTACGGAATGAAGCAGTCGATCTCGCAATCGAAACGTTTGAACACTCGATTCCGGAAACGTTTGCCGATAAGGACGTCCTCGACTTCCAAAACTACGGTAAGGAAACTGCCAAGGCGGGAATGGTTTATCCCGTCAAGAAGCCGCTCGGTGGTTCTATTGGCGAATCTTTCCATTCGCTCAAAACTGCCACGCTGAATGAGGAAATTGAAGCATTCGTTGGTCGGCTGGATTCTGACGGGCAATTCTCGGTAGGTAGTTTCCCGTCGATTTACGGCGGGCCTTCGGAGTCTGGGAGTAAAACCGCTAGTGAATACTCCCAATCCAGGGCGCAAGCCCTGCAGCGCCTGAACATTAACTGGACCATGCTGAAGTATTGGTGGGCCAGCGTAATGTATAAGTCGGTGACTGAGTTCACCAACTCTATGGTAACTGATGAGAAACTTGTAACTAAGACTCCTCAGTCGGCGACTGGCTTCGTTAATATCTGGATTAAGCAGGCGGAATTAACCGGGCGAGTTGGTCGAGTAGAGCCCGATGTCGATGAGGAATTACCGACTAGCTACTCGCAGATTCGCGGCACGTTAATGGAATTGCTCACGTTAAACAATCAGGATATTTCGGGCTGGCTGATGCACCCGCAGAATTCCAGCCTGGCAGCGAAAGCTATGGGCATCCCGCTGTATATTCCTGGTGCTGATTCGCGTGATAAGCAAATGGGCGAAATCGCCGAACTGTTGAACAGCCCGCCACTCGGACCTGGTATGCCAACAGTTCAGATTAATCCGATGACTGATAATCATCAGATTGAAGCTGAAGCACTATTAGTCTTCTTGAACAGTCCTACAGGTCAGGCGCACAAGCGGATTAATCCCAACGGGATTGCGAACTGCGAAGCACATTACACGATGCACATTATGGAAATTGCTAAGTCGCAGCAGAATCAAGTTAATGAGGACGCTGCAATGCAAGCCCAAGAGGCAAATGCCGGGGAGCAGCCTCCCCCCGTATAAGGGCTAAGGAGTAATTATGAAGTTCATGTTTCCGTTGTATTTCCCAGACGATACCGTTGAAGCCGCGCCTGAAACTGAAGACCTGTCAGATTTAGATATTCTTGACGATAAGGGCGATGACGATGCCAAAGAAGACGAAGAAACGGAAGACACCGAAACCGACGAAGGTAACGATCGGGAAAGCGATGATGGGCAAAAAGGCAAAGAATCAAAGTCAGAGTCGGATGAAGACACATTAATCCGTGTCTCGTATTCCGATGTTAAGAAAGAATTTCCAGAATTCTTCAAGCGGTTTCCACAGCTTAAGACTGCATTCTTCCGTGAACAGGAGTTCACTAAGCGGTTTGCTAACCTGGACGATGCAGATGAAGCTATCGAAGCGATTGAATCGTTTCGTGCGGTAGAAGAAACCGTTAAGGCCGGTAATGCCGGCGAATTCTTAGATCAAGTTGCAACCATATCTGATCGTGCGGTCGATAGGTTTGCAAACAACTTCCTGCCCGCGCTCTTTGAGAAGAATCAGAAGGCTTACTTCCGTGTAACTGCCCCACTGATTCGCAACGTCTTAGCGGAAGTCTTAGAAGCCGGGCAGGAAAACGATAACCAGAACTTACAGAATGCGGCTAAAGTAGTCCATCAGGCAATCTTCCGTGACGACAAATACGGTAAGGTTCCGATGGGTCAGCGTCCACAGCAGGCGGACCCCGAACTTACCGCAGAACGTCATGAGTTCTATTCTGGTAAGCACAACGAGTTAATGGTTGGCGTTACCAAAGACATTCGTTCCCAGCTTGAGTCAGAGATTGCCAAGAGTATAGACCCTACAAAGTCTATGCGTCCTGGAATCAAAAAGCTCATCATGGAGAAAATCGTCGCGGAAGTTGACAAGGAAGTCAGTTCAGATCCTAACCACATGAATCGTATCATGTCGTTATGGCGTCGTGAAAGACAGTCGAAATACTCGGGTAGATACAAAGGCAGCATTGTAACGGCGTATCTGTCACGCGCAAGAACGTCTATGCCGAGTGTTAGGAAAGCGGTGCGTTCGGAGATTCTAGGGCAACAAAAGGACGAGGACGAATCGAGATCCTCGAAAGTAAACCGCAACACGAATGTGCCGACTGGTTCTGCATCGAGAGGCTCGTCTAGAACTATTAGCGTGTCAGACGCACGCAGCAAAAAACTCTCCGATAAGGACATCATCGCACGGTCTTAGTTTGGAGCAAAGCCA